CGACGCAGGGTGTCAGTGATCGGACCCATGACAATGACCGGGAGAGGTCCGTTGCCGTCCTTAATCGCCCAGACCTTCGCCAAAGCCTGACGACCGAGGAACAGCGTTCCGTAGACATCCGTGTCCGTAGTCGAAGAACCGGCGTCAGCGAACAGCGGCGCGGTCGGGGTTTCAATGAACCTCGCACCAGCAAAGGAACCGATTTCTCCACGGAACACCTCATCAGGGGCCGAGTAGATGTGCGGAGCGATAAGAGCTTGGTTGCCGGACTCCTGCCAGAGGTCGAAGGACACGTCGGGGTGGATGAAGGCTAGGTAATACCCGCCGTAACCAGGGACGTTGTTCCTCTTCAGCGCGGCGACGTTGTAACGAACGTCATAGGCCCTAAAGGTGTCCAGAGGAGTTATTTGGTTTCTGGAAGCGGGAGGTTGCCCAGCCGTGCCTGCGGTGACACCGGGACCGGCTGAGTAGTTGACGTTCGTACCGGCCTGGAGTTGAATTTTCGCCAGTTCATCCAGTGAACGACCAGCGTTGTAGCCAACCGTGTTGGCTTGAATTTCGTCAATGGACACAAAGGACTGAGCGCGAACGGCTGCCGACGTGATGGTCGCATTACCGTACTCGTTCAAGGTCAAGGTGACCTGTGAAGAAGTCAGGGCGACGGTCGTCACGTCGGTGGATTCGTTCAGCGACGTGGTAGCAAGTGCCATGTCGTTCTGCACGTTGAAGACAACGCTCGAACCAGCCATTGACTGATTGGTCGGTTTGATATCCGCTACCTGGTCGAAGTACAACTCCGGTCGCAGGGCGAAGTAGGCGAGCATGTCGTACGCCGTCTGGACGTAATCGACAGTTCCTGTGGTGGTATAGGCCATGTTGTGAAGGGCCTCCTAGCCCTGGTTAGTACGGCTCGGGCAGAACTCCGATAAGTCCGTCCCGGTTTTTGAAACCAGGCTGACCAGCCGCTTGCGCCACGAGAGCCAAGACTTCTTCCTTACTCTTGGCGTTCCTCATTGCGACAGCGAGGTCAGTGTCTCCCGAGGGGGCTGGACTTCCGCCACTTGCGTTGAGAATCTGCCTTTGACCAGCGATTTCCTCAGCCGTGGGGCCAGAATCCACTGGTTGGATAGCGACGAGTCCGAACTTCTCGGCGTAGGCCCGAAGGCTTTCTGCGTCTAGCGGTCCGTCGTAATCCTTAAAGACAACATCTCGTGCAGGGTGATCAGGAACTCCAGCGTCCTTGATTGCTCCTTGAAGTTCGAGTGACTTGACCTGGGCTTCTAAAGCTTCGGCCTTGCGTTCGGCTGTTCGGCCAATTCGCAGTCTGGCTTGAACTTCGTTGGGTAGTTGCAATTCTTCGGGCGATAGGACTTCTTCGTTCTCTGCCATTTTTTTCTCCTTGATTTTTCACACGTGGAGCCGCGTGGGTTTCCGAAATTGGACGCACACTAAAAACGAGGGCACAGTTGTCGGGATATCGTGTGGCAATACCACAGCACTACACAACCGGATTTGAAGTTCACTCTGGCAAGTCGTCTTGACTCACTCTTGGCGTCTGCTTCAATCTGCAAACTACACGCTTGGGATTACCGTGTCAAGCACCATTACGTGATATAAACTTCTCACTAGAAATAGGAATGCCACCCCCGCGAGAGAGTGGCATTCCTAAGGCTTGAACCGATGGGAGGTTCGTTCTCGATTGTAACTCACCTGAGGCCCGATTCGCGCACTCATTGCGACCAGAGGCTTACATTTTTCTCAGCAAGAGAGTGACCACGGATTCATGGGGCCGGGGAGGGGTCGGGTTAGAGCCGACGATGGTGGCACGCGCCGAAAGGTGAAACGTTGATAATCAGACAGTCCTCGTGCTAGGCGGGTGGATTGTCCTTGATTTTTAAGTGGGTTGCGGGACGGGCTATGCCCGGTGCTCGGCGCAAGCGCCTGCGCTTCAAAGAGGTTCCAAAGTCGGGCTTTTACCTCTGGGTTCCAGTGTTTTGAAGTTCCATTCCTCACGCATCGTTCGTAAAACTCTTCGAGGCTTGAGTTGGCTTTCGCGGGATTACACGAAAAGCAAGCAGGGACAAGGTTCTGAGGCCAATTTGTTCCGCCCTTTGAAAGAGGGATCACATGGTCTCGGTGCATTCTCTTCTGAGCAATTCCGCAGTAAACACACTTGCGTTTGAAATGAGTGAGGATTTCTTGCCACTCGGCAGGGGAGGTTGCCCCTAACGCGCCAACTTCCCTGGCGCGACGATTCGCTCGCGCGGCCTGAGAGGTTCCAATATTTCTTTTCCTGGACTGAGCGTTTAATTCCTTTGCTCTCTCGGGGTTGGCTTTCTTCCATGCCGCAGCCTTCGCTTTGACCTTCTCGGAGTTCTTTGAGTACCAGTCTCTTCCTCGCTGTTTCTTTTTTTCTGGGTGCTTGATCCTCGCTCGTTTGGAAGCATCGCGTCCTGCTTGTGGATTTTCCTGGCGGCGCTTACGGTCGTAGTGCTTTTTACAAAGACCCTTGGCGTAGTAGCCAGGACCGCAATAATCGTCCGCTATGGAGCACTCTTTCACCAACTATAGGATATACCAAAACCTCATTGACTGCCATATCCAACCCCTGCCACCCCTGATTGATCTGACGCGAATCCACCACCACCAAGGCCAGGAGCGGCGCGAGTCTGAGCGGCCCGTTGAGTAGCGGCCAAGGCTTGAGCGTTTCCTTCCGCAGCTCCAAGAAGTTGTCCCTGAGTCACGACCCCAGGACCGGTAGCAGATGTTCCCAGTTGAGCCTGTTCAAAGCCTGCGTTCGCCATGGCGGAGATTGAGTTGAGTCCGTTACCTAGCGAGTTGTTGAAGAATCCTGCGGCTTGAGTTGTGGAGAGGTTGTTCTGTCCACCGTTACTGAGGAAGGCTTGGAGTGCATACGCCTGGGATTGACCGATCTCTCCAAAGCCTGTCGTCACTCCCTCACCACCAGCGACGGCTGAGTTGAACTGTTGCTGCAAAGTGTTGACGGTATTGGCTGGATTGAGGTAGTAACTTGCCAGTTGACCAGGGGAAAGAGACTGGGTATAGCCATAGTTCTGTAGTTCGTTCTGAACTGAGGGTGCCGCGTTGACGGCGTTGGTGAACTCGGTCGTGATCCGGTCCGAGAGTTCGTTCGTTGACACATCCCCCGCCCAGGCGTTACCAATGTCATCTGCAGTTATGGTCCCAGGTACCAAGCCTGCCGTCTCCGCCATCGCCTGAACCTGCTGGACGTAGGCCATGTATCCCGCAATCCCAGCCCCCGTTGAGGCGTCGGTGTTGGTGTAGCCGTTGGTTATGCGCTGGTTGTAGCCAGGAAGGAGAGCATCGAATCCTGGGGCCGTGTTAATCGTCGTCCCTATTTGGGTGGCGATATCACTTGCCGCCATTCCTTGCCCGGCCAAGGTTTGGATCTGCTGGTTAATCCAGCCAGAGAGCGAACCAAGCCCTACGGAAGTAGCCCAGGCGTCCACCGTTGACGTGGCAGATTGGGCGGTGGCGGCGTAGGTCGTCCCTGCGGTACCTGGCTGCACCTGTGTCGTCCCATTCGACATCGTGTCGGTGACAGTGCCATCGGGTGCTGTCGTGGTGGAGACGACCGTAGGAGCGGCGTTGTTTTGAGCATTGGTGGCAGCAGTCGCTATCTTGGTTTGATTGGTGGCACTGCGCTCTGCGGCAGCGGCTTCATTATCGGCTCTTTGCTGAGCCGCAGTTATACCGTTCTTATTGAGGGCGTCCATCGTGCTAGTCATTACTTACCTCCGAAGCCCATCATGGAACTGAGACTAGAGGTCACGCTGTCCGCCATCTGAGCAGCGTTGTTGCTCTGGTCAAACTGTGGAGTCGTAGCAAGTTTCTGCTGAACCTGGTCCAGAGTCAACGGTGATTTCACTCCTTGGGCATTAGGGGTAGCGATGACCCAGTTCCATTGAGGGTCCGTGTAGTTGATCGAGGCCGGGTCAATGCCCGTCATCTGGGAGATAACCGACGAATACGGTGCCGCGTACGCCTGAGGGGTCGTGCCTGCCGCGATAGAGGCCGCCATACCTGGATATAACTGGGAGGCTTGCTGCATCATCTGCTGAGTGAACTGAGCCTCTGCACCAGAGATCAAGTTTGAAGATCCGAAACTCGACCCCGAGCCGGTGTAGTTCTGCAAGGTAGTTTCCACCTGTTGCATCAACTGCTGATTTGTTAGAAGACTCCCAGCAGGGTTGGTCGGGTTGTACATCAAATACTGCTGGGCGATGTTCTGGAAGGCTGAGTACAACTGAGACGAGATACCCGTTAAGCCAGTGGGGGTAGCCGTAGAAGCCGAGGCTTGAGCTCCGTTGGCGATAGTGGTGAAATCACTCGTTCCTGGTGCCAAAGTGGAGAAGTCTGTGGGAATCTTGCCGACATTCTGCCCTTGGATATTCTCTAGCGTGTCAACAATCGCCTGGTCCAGCCACTCTGCCGCAGTCCCTGAGGCCGTACCAAAACTCCCTGATGCCACGTAGTTGTTCTTGGCGTAGGTCAAAGCGATGGCGTCTAACTGCTGCTTGGAAAGGCTGACCCCGATCTGGTTGGCGTCGGCTAAGACCTTTTCCTGAGCGTTCTGGAGGGCTTGTTGGGCTTGGGCTGGGTCAGTTCCTGGGCTGCCGTTGGTTCCATACGCTTCATCCCAGTATCTACCATTAGAAGTAGTTGTCTGCCACCAGTTGGTATTGGCGAGAAGGGATTGAAACTCGTTCTGCTGGGTGGCGTTGGAAGGGTCTAGGGAAGTGGCCGCGTAGATCATCACCGCGTTTACCTGGGGAATCGACTTCCACCAGTTGGTCTGATAGCCGTACTCAGTCTCTAGTTTCTGCTGAATCTGCTTGGCGTATCCGGGGTCTTCTACATACTGCTTAATGGCGTTTTCCATCGTTCCCAAAACTGGTGAACCGGACCAGGCAGAAAGGTCGTAGCCGTAGAAGTTCTTCACGTCAGCGCCCGAGATGGGCTTGTCCGCAGGCTGAGAGGGAATCGTTACTGCCCCAGGTTCGCCAGTCGTTGTCCCTCCTGCCG